CTTTTTAGATTAGCACCTGTCGTTCTTTTAAAATACTTACGACCTGCTTCATTTAATCCTCCAGAGGGGTTTTGATACTTTTTAGCTACCATTATTTTTTCTTAACTGTCATTGCAGCTCTCCTAAAATTAGCGGCAGTTGGTGCACCTTTAGCACCTTTCTTACGCATTTTACCACCACGCTTTCTTTTAGCATGGATGTTTGCATATAGTCCTTTTCTCATTACGCTTTCTTTTTCTTTTTATTTCTTAACATAGCAAAGTCTTTTTTAGTAAGTTTACCGTCTTTGTCCATGTCTAGTTTTTTTCTATTACCTTTTACTTTTTTACTAGGTCTTCCTTTTTTAGACCCGTAAGTTCCTTTTCCCATTGGCATTAGCTGTACCTCCTATATTTAGCTGTTTTTTTTGCAATACCTTTCGGTTGTTTCACAAACTGTTTTCCCTTTTTTGTTCCTTGGCGTTTTGCTTTTGTCGTTGCCGCATACTCTGCAGACGACAATGCTTTTATTGCTTTCTCTGGCAAATATCGTTCTCCCGTAACTGATGATTTTTTGCCCGACTTCGTTCTCCATTTCTGTTTGCCCCATGCTTTTAAACTCCTTTGACTTTTTGCAAGTGCCATTATGTTTTTCTCCCTTTTCTTATACTTTCTTTACCCTTTTTAAATATAGATGCCACCTGTGTTTTACCCATAACCTTTGCTCTTTGTTCACCAACAGTTAATATTTGGATCTTTCTTGCAAATGGTTTAGATATCTTTTTAACTTTTGCAACTGTCTTACGAGCATCAGCAGGAGTCGCAAACTTAATACCAACAGTATCCTTAGGATTCTCATCTGTATAAAGCCTCCTACCAGACCCTTTTGGTTTTTTGCCTGTACCTACTTTAGGATCTCTTTTTTTTGCCATTGCCTATTACACTTTGTAAAGATTTAGCCTGTCCTGCGTGTGTTTTAGATGCTTTTTTTAAACCTTTAATTACTTTTTTTATTTTTGCTTTTGCCTTTTTCATGTTCGTACTTTATATTTACCTCTCCAATAATTTTGTCTTTGAAGTAATCTAACTTGATACTCTAGATCACTTATACCTAATATTTTTTTAATAAAATTTACCATTACTTGTATCCTCCACCTGCAGCCTTGTACCGTTTAGCTAGCATCTGGGCTTTTCTTGCTGACCATTGTCCAGGCTTTCCGCCCTTTGATCCAGCCATGATAGAGTTAAACATACGTTTTCTCATACCAGGTTTTGTATAGTTACCTGCTTTATTTACTGTGCTTTTTTTCTTCGCCATCCTTTATCTCCTTGTAGTCATAATCATAACTGCCTTCTTCGTTCTCATCAGTTATCCATTTTGATGTGTCTTCCACAGACCATATTCTAGTATTAACTAATCTATGTATAAGAGGTTTGCTAGGGTCAGCTGCCATAGATGGATCAAAGATCCTTAGTCTATTGTTGGGTTGAATTGCATAGTTGCCATCATCTAATTCTATTACATGCCCACACTTGTGTTGATCTGGTTTTTCTGCATAACCAAAATCTAATTCATTATAGTCACCAGCACACCAGTCTATTGTAAATAAATATGTGCCCTCTCTGTGTTTTTTTCTTCTAGAAGTATACATCATCTTACAACCTTGTAGTTGATAAAATCTAGTAACACTTACATTATAACTAAATGAATCCCATAACATTAATTCATTTAGAGGTAATTCTTTTACTCCAGGTTTTTTACAAAATGCAGATACTGGTGCTCTCCACCAGATACCACCATCAGTCATCATGTAATGAAATAAAGGTACTTGCTTTGGTATAGATGTAAATCCAAATACAACACACTCAAAGTATTTATCATGAGAATCTTTTTGATCTCTTAAATAATTACCTCTTACATAGCATTCTATTGGGGGTATATTGGCATTTAAATACATATTTTAATCCTCTAATTTTTTTATGTTATATTTTTTTCTATTGTATATTTTTTTACTATTTAATCTGTGTTGCCTAAATCTTGCATCTCTTAACATTTTTGCAAAATTATTCAGATAAGATAATTTTTTTAATACTCTTTTCACCCATATATACCTCTGTCTCTGCCTTACCCTGCCAGCATTTATAAGATACAGTTTCTGAATACTGTCTCTCAGCTACACGTTTTGCACGAAGGCATGATGCCATAGAATCTTGTATTCTATGCTCCTTGATCTCTCCGTTTATAAACATTAATAATCCTACTACAGCTTCAATCATTGTCCATTACCATTTTTGTAGTGCATATCTCTAGCTTCATCTTTTAATGACTCTATATCTAATAAAACCTTATCCATTTGTTTTCTTAAAAATTCTATGTTTACTTTGTTAAGTGCCATGTTTTCAATATGTTTGTTTAATTTGTCCGTGGTCTTATAAAGATCCTCGATCATCATGTATTGCTCAGAATCAGCTGGCAGTGAACCTAGCTGGCCCCTTGGCCATTTAATTCTAAACTCTGTATTCTCTTCAAGATCTTTCTCCATTATTTGTATACGAGTGTCCGCAACATTGAGACGTTCTATAATTTGAAAATAACCCATTGTACCAAGTGCTACAATAATTATTAATGAAGCAACTGTCTTCATTGGCATTTGGACGGCTGCTTCTTCTGATATATTTAATGGTTTTTTTGACATTATATTCCTTGTAATCTAGGGTCTTTACTTGTTATATTTTTTATAGCTTTAGGTCTAGCTAAAGAATCCTTACTTCTTTTTCTTAACTGTGCTACAGCAGAATCTTTTAGCTGTCTTTGTTTTTTTATTTTTTCTAAATCTCTTAGTAAATTCATTTTCTTTTTTTTCTACCCATATAATAATCGCCAGGTTCGTAATCCCATTTCTTACCATGGTGTCCTCTGATATCTGCATACCACATTCTTAGTTTAACAACCCATTTAAAAAATTTAGTTGGTTTAGTCATTATTATGTATTCTCTTCCTCTATATTTTCTAGGCAAACAAACTTAACATATATTTGATTTTCATTTACCTGCTCTGGTCCAGATGTTTCTAAAAATTCTTTAGATTGTGTATAACCTGCAATCATACAATCATGCCAATTATTATATTCTAAACCAGTATGCATTGGAGGCATACATGTAGCTTGTATTGCAGAGCATAAAATAAGTATTAGAGATAACTTCACTTTTGCCAACTAAAAAGCCAGGCAACGAATTTATCCCAAAGATTTTTTATCTTTTCTAATATCTTCTTTATCATTCTTCTCCTCCAGTTTTTTTATTTTTTCAATTGCGTCTTCTAAATCTTTATTTGTATGTTCTAATTTTTGTAAACATCTTTTGTTAGCTGCATCCTTAGATTTACCAGCATCCTGTAATTCAGCTACCTCTTGTCGAAGTATACGAATCTGTTCCTTGTATTCGTTTAATAATTCAGAACTGTTTTCAGACATTATTTTTTTCCGTTACGGAATATCTGTGTGCCCTTTATACCAAAAATACTAGCCACGACAAGAATCCATAAATTTGTGAACCAGCTGGGAAGTGATTGGAAATACTCAAAAAATAGTTTTACTTTCTCCATAGCTGCGGGATCATCTGACATGACAGCCCACATTAACACAATTATGGGGGCTGAGATAATTACGAGAACAAATTCATCCTTGTAGTCGTTTTGTCTCGCCTCTAATAATTTACCCTGGTAAGCCTCCTCACCTCGGGCTTGTCTCTCTGCATGTAATAATTGTGCATCTGACATTGCTACTTTTGCTCTCTGTCTGTTGGCGTATATTTTACCACCAGCCTGTAGAGCCATCTTTGCTAAACTAAACCAAGCCATTTTCTTCTAACCATCCTGGAACATCAAATGATGGACATTCTTTTTTGTCATCAACTTGATAGTGTCCTATTATTTTTTCTATATTATACTTATCTTTTAATTTTAATATTATATTTTTCAATGTTTCAAACTGTACGGATTCAAAGTTATTCTCCCAACCCATACTAGGTGTGCCTCCTCCTACTAATGCTACACCTATTGATGTACCATTAACTTGTACCGCATGTGCACCTGTGACATCCTCATCTCTTCCTATCTGTAGAGTGCCATCTCGTTTAATTAAATAGTGATATCCTATCGTATCAAACCCACGATCTTTGTGCCATTGTGTAACTTTATCTACATCAATATCCATATCTTTTGGAGTTTGTGTACAATGTATTACTATTGTATCAGTTTTCTGTCTTTTGTCCATTATGTAAATAGTCCTATTAGTGTTAGTATTGTCGCACCTAAACCACCTAATATAGCATATAATAACTTATCTATCTTACCATGCAGTTTATCTATGTCCTCATGCATATGTTTTAGATGATTATTTTTTATACTACTAACTTCTCTTTTCAATCCTGTGATATATCCGTATAGAGATATTATGTGTTCACTAGTTGTTTTAGGTTGTTTAGCCATTAATCTAGTTGGAAACCTCGAGATGTTGCCATCTCTCTTAGTTTACCGATCCTATCGTTATATTGTAATGCGTTTGTTTTCTTAATTAATCTATCTAGAATAGTTGTATTCATTAGATCTGCCCTGTTTGTTACTCTCTCCCATATCTGATCAAAACTTAATCCATAATTTTTTAATCTATCTATGATATATAGGGGTACGAAACCCTCTTTCATTAGATGTTGTGCACCTGCAGTTAGATAACCACTTATATCATCTCTAAGATTTCTTTTTAATCTAGTAGTCACATAAACTAATTTGAGTGCCTCTTTCTCTTCTATAGAGTATGATGCAAATGTTCTTGCTCTCCAATCTGCAAATGTTCTTTTCAGCTGACCTCTCCCTCTTTTGAAAGGATTTCTTACTACATTCTCGTATGCACCTGTACTATGTGCATTTTGAAATTCTGTTGATGGTGTCCAGTATTTCCAGTAACCACTAGGTAATCCATTGTAATATTGTTCTACATAACCTTGCATAGAACTAGGTGCTATCGCTGATAGAAATCTAACCCATGATTCTCTTTTTTCTTCTTCACTATCACTAGCTATACTATTTATTACATGTTTAAAACCTGTTGGTACTATACCTCTACCTTTACCTTCTGCAAAACCATTTAATGGATTTAATCCTAGATAATCTAGTGCTGGTACACTTATAAGATCACCTACATTAACACCTGGTGCTGCTAGTGTAGCAGTTAGATCTATACCTAGTGCTGATGATGGTGCACCATATTTTACCACACCTGGTAAACTACTAGTTAATATTGTTTCTGTTAATGATGGTATTGGTTTACCTGTAAGTTTTTCTACAGTTGGCGATAGTATTCTTAATATTCTCTCTGCTGATTCGAAACCTATAACACCATATACACCAGCAGCAAATACCATCTGTGTCATGAATGCGACTAGACCAGCTGTTTGTTTTGTTTCTTTAGCTGTTGTTATATATTGTGCTAGTTGTGCTAGATAATTATGTTGGAATGTTTTAAATAAACCAAATATTTTACCATATGCACCTAATCCTCTTTCTCCATATATCTGCGGTCTTTCTAGATAGTTATACTCAACCATATATTTATTAGCATTATATGCAGCCATTTCCATTGATACTTTCTTACTCTTACCTGCACTTCTAAAGAAGTTATAGAACATAAGTGATGCGTTTAATCTACTAACCTGTTCTGCCTTACCTGCAAAATCTTGTAGTGTAATAATTTTTAATAATCTACCAAAATCAAATACTCTTCTACCTGCAGGATCTTTTAAACCACCTGGTATTTTAATTTTAGGTGAGAAACCTTTTATGTCAGCCGCAGCCTCGTTTAGAAACTTCTGATCTACAACACCATTCTTATACATGAATTCCATAACTTCACGTATCTCTTTGTTAGGCATTAATAGATCTTTGAATGCTTTTACCTGCGATAATGCAACTTGTCCTTTATCAAAACCTTTGTATTGTAAATCTACTAATCTAGGAAATATCATGTGGTATGGTTGAAATACCTGAGATAATAAAAATCTCATATTACCAAATAATAGTTTAGCATTAAGTGTTACCTGGTTAGCACCACCAAGTATTTTAGTTAAACCACTCTTACCTATAAAATCAGATCCTATCTCTGACATTTTTTCTACAAATTTAAAAGGCTGCACCTCGCCAAATGCATTTTCTTTAAGTGAATTTGCTATTTGTGCTGCAACTGGATAATCTTTTGTAAGTGCAGTTTTTCTAGTACCACCTTTACCATCTGATACTATTGTAGGTTGATTTAGTACTTGACCTAGTTTTTTATTAAAATCTATTCTAGAGGCAGATTCAATACCACCTTGTAGATATTGTAATATAGCAGTCTCGAACTGTGCCGCCTGTCTTGTGTTTATATTTGATTCTGATAATTTTCTTAATCCTGGAACTTTCTCTGTAAAATATTCTCTTGCATTTAATTTACTTCCAAGATAACCATCAACACCTATACGTTGTAATGCAAATTTTTTAAACCCTGCTTGTTGTCTTATTTTATCTATTCTCTCTTGTACTTTTAGGAAAGCCTCATCTGTTAATTCGAATCTAGTAAACAAATCATTAAATGCTTGAAATGCCTCATTACCAGGTTTCTGTCTTTCTCTTTGTATAGTTTCTACAACATAATCACTAGATAACCTTTTTCTATTATTAAATTTAGTATCAGTAACATCTATAGCATTAAATTCTTCTTTAAGATATTTATTAAGTGCATTAGCAGATGCTTTATTACCAACACCTGGTGCAAATATTGGTCTGTAACCTTTCTTATCACCAGACCATTTCTTAACAAATACTGCAAAGTCACCCTGGAATATGTGCGGAAAGTAATTAGGTATTTTCTGTATAGGTTCTAGACCATCAGCTTTATTTTCTTTTACGGCTTTATTATATATATCTACAGTCTTATCTACCACACCTCTAAGTTCTCTGTAGATATTAATCATCTCAGTATCAAACTTATACTTAGTTTGTAATTCTTTATTAGTTACCTCGTATTTAAATCCACCTTCTTTCACAGGTATAAAAGGATCAGAACCTCTAATTAAATTTATATCTTGATCTACCTCTTTTCTATTCTCAGGTGTTTTAGATTGCTGTAATTCTTCTATTCTTTTTATATCTGATTCTGTTAATTCTTTTCTTGCTTCTCTTCTTATATTTTCATTTAAATCTATTCTAGTAGAGTAATCCTCTTTATTTTTTTTAGCTTCTCTAAGTTTATCTTTCTCTATCTTCCATATAGCATCAACTAATGTTGCAGCTTTATCTGGATTTTTTTGTCTTAGTAAAGTATATTTAGTTAATCCACCACCATCTGATTTAATTTTTCTCATACCTACAAGTCTAACAGCCTCAGCTGCACCTTGTAGTTTCATAGTGTAGTCTCCAAAAGATTCTGCTTTACTTTTACCTGGAGCAAACACTGAATCAGCACGTATAATAGGATCAAATGCAATCATCTCAACAAGAGTTTCTGTTCTCTGTTTATTCATTGCTATCTGGTCATTAATATATTTTACAACTGGATGATTTAAAAATTTAGGTGGTATAAACATCGCAGCACCAGTTGTTTGTTGACCATCTCTAAATTGTAAAAAATCAGGAAATACCTGATCTCTCATATCTTTATATTTAGGAGTGCCATCCTTATTATACATATCCTGTTTAAATAACTCGGTTGGTCTTCTATCAAATCCAAAAATAGCTTGATTATAATTATTATTTGTCCAAACTATCTTACCATATCCTGCATTCTCTAATTCTAGATCTTTAATATATTTATTATGTCTAGCAACTTGTTCTGCTGACATGATCTTATCTATAAATTTCTCTGGAGTTGGTAATGGTTCTTTACCCTCTTCTACTCTCTTAGCATTAGATTCCTCAAATTTTATAGCCTGTTCAGAATCTCTTAATACATTTTTATGTTCTCTTATTATAACATCATTTCTAAACATGTGTTCAGCTAATACACTTCTAGCAGGTTCTTCTCTATTCTTAGCTTGTGCTTTCTCTAATGCTATTAATTCTTTCTCTAACTTACTAACCTGTGCTGCCTGTTGCATCACACCTTTATCAGTTGGTGCAGGAAAATCTCTAGCAAATTTCTGAGCCTCTTTAATCTCTAATGTTTTCTGTGAGATAGCATCCTTTAATAATGTAGGTTTCTCCATTAAACCCATCAGCTGTTTAGTCTGTACTTCTAAATCTGTTAATTGACGTTTGATAGGTTTACCCTCAGCTAATGGACCCATTATACCTAACACACCCCATACGGCTGCTGCCGCTAGTCTCTCATCATGATCTGCTTCCCATCCTGCACTTAGATATCCAAATGCACCTAGACCAGCCATTCTAGGAAGTATGTTTAATTTATTAGCAATATTTAATATCTTACCAGTACCATAACCATAAGCACCTGCGATAGCTATATCACCTAATTTACCATCGTCTATCTCACGGGTCATATCAGTTATTGCTATACCTGCAGGTAAAGAACTACCAGCAGATAGAAATCTACCAGTTCCTCTTAATGTTCTAGCTGTTCTACCTACACCTTGTATAGCCTGTAATCCCTTACCAGCCATTGCTGTTGCTCTTATAAAAGGTATATAACTTGCTATAGTAGGTATCGCTTGACCTAGACCATACCAGAAATTATCTACAAATCCCTCTGGTCTTATAAAATCTCTTTTAAATTCTGGACCAATATCATGTGCTACATCTTTTAGATATTGTTCAGCATAATCAAATATACTATCTGTTGTAGGTTCGAACCCTAATGTCTTTCTACCCCAATCATAGAATCTATCAAGACCACCAGGTATACTCGCAAATAATTCTGCACCATGTGATAGTCCTGTCTTAAATCCCTCTCCAAGATAATTAATATCTGCTCTAGCTTTCTCTGTTCTCTCAGATAGATTAGGATCTAAACTATATGGATCAGCAGAGAATAGATTCATATTAAAGAAGTTTTTCTCTGTAACTATATTGCTACCATACGGATTGAGATCCGTACCTGCAATAAGATAATCCTTCATCGAAGGATGGAGATTATCAAACTCCTCCTTATTTAAGGTTTGTATATCCATGTATTATTCTTCTTTTGAGTTGTAAGCGTCAAATGTTGAGACAACTTTATGTGCAGCCATTGCCGCTGCAAATAAACCATCTTCTAATAATAATTGTTCTAATTGCTTCTCATTCAAAGATGCAAAGTATTCTAGTGCAGTTCTATTACCTATAGCCTCAGAGTATTTACTCTTAAATAAGTTCTCGAAGTTCTGACCCATTAATGGACTTCTACCAGTCTTCATAGCACTTAGATTTTGTTTCAACATATCTGCTGCAGTTTTAGGTTCTACTTGCCAGTAGGATCTAGCAGGTCCACCACCACGTTGTACTTTAGTTTCATATTTAGATTCTATAAAACCAATAGCATTTAACATTTCTGTTATCTGGTCTCTATTAAATCCTCCATCCCCATCAAATGCATTTGCAACTTGATTTATCTGGTCAGCTGCTTCCTGTGGTATATTATTAGTGCTTAAAAGTAATTTAATATTATTTTTAAGACCATCATATACTTTATTTTTACTTTGATAATTTTTTCTCCATTGATCTACTAAATATCCCCTATCAATATTATTAAATTTAAATTTAACTTGATATGGAATTATATCTAAATCATCAACATCCTCAGGTTCACCACCTCTAATATCAGGTAATATTTCTTTTAATGGTTTTCCTGGTTTTGTTTCTTGACCAAATAATCCTGGAGTTCGTTTATCCTCAACAGCTGGTGTTTCAACTGTTTCTGTTGGTGTTACTGGTTGTTTAAGATCTCTATCTCTACCAGCTAAAGCTGTTGGTACTGATTGTGAGTATGTATTTATTAATGCATATTGTTGCATTATAATTTGATTAATAGAATTTTGTATAGTTACTCTTTCCTCAGCAGTATTAGCTTGTGCCATAGCATTAGTTTTTTCTGCTAAAGTGGCAGTTAATTTATCACCCTGTAAAGTTAATACTCTTGTTATTTGATCATAAGTTACAGGATTTTGAAATTGTATTGATGCTAATGGATCAATATTATTATCATATAGTTTTTTCTCAATAAATTTTGATCTTTCAACTGCATCATTTGGAAATGCTGCTTTAGCATTTGCAACAATAATATTAGTCTTCATAAATTTTAGATTAGTATCACCTTCTTGTGTACCTGGGAATGTATTTAATATACCGAAACCTTTTGCTGTTATACTAGCTACTTTAGTTAATGAATCTGTTATAGCCTCTGGTGTAGCAATACTCTCCTCTGCCTCTTGTATATTCATTAGTAGTTTATCTACTTTAGGCATCTTACTTATCTCGGATAATTTAGCTGAATGTTTATCTTTCTCTGCTTGAAATAGATCCTCAGATGGTACATATGGGCTTGTTAGTTCTATACCAGTTCCAAGATTACCTGGTCTTGTTAGATATTGTGCAACACCCATTTTAACTTTATTAAAATCATTATTCTCAAATATACTTCGCTGCTCATTAAATATTCTATTAGTTAATCTGTCTGCTATCTGATTAGCATTTAGATCAGCTGTGGCTGTGATACCGAAAGCTAATGGATTGTTTGCTATTATGTTAGTTATCTCTTTTTTATTCTTGAAAGCTAATTCTGTTTCTGCGAATGCTATATTTTCTTTGTTTAATGAATCTTGTGCAAATACTGAGTTTCTCTCAGCATCTCTTTGTCCTGCTTCTGCTAATCCCTGTAGAGCACCGACAGTGAAATCACCATAACCACTTGCTGCAAAATCTTTAAATATTCCCATCTTACTCTCCTCTTGCCATTAAACCTGCTACATTTGCAGGTGCTTCCATAGGCATTTCCATTTGTTTATCTTTATTTTCTTTATCTAATTTCATATCATACTTTCTATCAGCCATCTCTTTATAAAAATTCATATCTTCTGCATCACTCATATTTACTTTAGCTGGTATCTCTGCTAGTGCAGCCTCTCCAGTTATTATCATAGAAACAATTGGTTCTAATAATTTAGCAACATCAACTGTATATTTACCTTCTATAAATCCTGAAAATGTAATAACTTTAACTAATGCCTCAACTGGTATACCCATTCTTAGAAGAGTAAACATTCTTTTCATATTTTTCTCTTGCATCAAAGATTCATATATCTCATCTAGTGCTTCCTCAACAGTTGCTCTTTGAGGTGGATGTTCCCAGGGATAATTACCAGGTTCATCTGTTAAAGATTGACCAGGTATAGGTGCATCAAATGGATTCTCAGCTGGTTCTACATATTGTGTAGGTTCTTCTAACTGTTCGTTCTTAAATTTTTCTATTAACTTTTCTAGTTCCATTATGATCTATCCTTTGCTATGCTTTTGTATCTAGATTTAGTTCCATACAAATATCTAACAGTATTCTGTAACTGTGCGTATTTATAAAAAGTAGCTTCACTTATATCTGAAAATGATGGTGTACCTGCACGTGATCTAGATGCTGATATAGCTGAACCAAAACTTTGTCTAGTAGGCACTAATCCTTGTGGTTGAAAATTTTGAAGATCTCCTTTTTGTGATCCTTCTTTCATTACTTCAAGAACTGTTTTTGCACCGCTACCTATTGTTTTAGCGGTATCGCTTCCTAAAAAAGTTTTTACTCCTTCGTATGCTGATTTACCATAATCTAATACTGTTTTAAAAAAACTCATATATTATCCTCCTATGATATTATTCTATCTATTACACTTTCTGCTACACCTATGCCAAATCTTCCTAACATCTGATATAAAGCTGAAGTTTTGTTAGCATCTGTTAAATCTAATTGTGTGCTTCTCTCTAGTGCAGCTATAGCTAGATTATGTGCTCTAGCTTCCTCATTCTGTGAGGATGAATTAACCCAAGCAGCCTCATCTCTCCATCCTTGCCATAAAGCTGATAATGCAAAGTTAGATAGATTTAGAAGATTCTGTGCATTTAATTGGTTGGCAGCATTAGTTATTGTTGTATTAGCTGTATTGATTGTTCTTCTCCATTCAACATTTGATTGGTCTATCACTCTCTGATTCTGTTGATTAAACTGTTGTCTCTGATTCTCTACAGTTGCATTAAACTGATTCAATACCTGTGCTCTATCTGCGTTAGCTTTCTCAACAGCTATTTTATTCTGTGAGTTTAGAGCAGATATCTTATTATTCTCTGCTATTGCAAACTGATTCATAGCATCCGATCTTGCCGCATTCTGTTCGTTTATCTGTGCTGCTAGATTAGAATAGAATTGATTTACCTGGTTCTCACTAGTTGCATTAAATTGTCTTGCAGCATTCTGTGCAGCTTGATCTGATAGTAAGAATGATTGTCTTACATTTAAATTTTGTAAACTTGCCTGTTGATTGTTTGACAAGTTTTGCATATCCATTTGGAAATAACTATTAGCATTTGTTATAGCAGCCTGTTGTCTATTGTTAAGATTTTGGAATATCATCTGCTTATATGTCTCAGCATCTGCTTGTGCTATTGGAATAGAAGCTGTTAATAAACCATCTGCTAATGCCTCAGCCATCATACTACTAGAACTTAATCCACGTTGTGACATGGCAGTCTGTGTAGCTTTTGCAACACCTCTTAGATATGCTGGTAATGCAGATCCAGTATTTAATGATGTTTCAATATCTTGATTAATCTTTGCTAACTGACCCCTAACTGTAGCATCGGCATCTATAGTGCCCGTAGCAGCAACTGCTGGTGCTGTTAATCCTGTTGCCTGTGCAGCTGTCATTGTAGGAGTAGTTCCCGCAACTTGTGCTGCTGTCATAGCAGAAGGTGTAGCAGCCGTCTGTGCAGCTGTCTGTGTGGCTGTAGGTGCTGTTATGTTTGATATTGTTGGAGTAGTTCCAGGTGTTGGTGTTGGTGCTACAACTGTGCCAGTTAAACCTGGAGTTGCCATAGTCTCACCAGTTTGCACCTGTTGTAAAGTTGGTGTTACTGTAGTACCTGTAGGAGCAGTGGGTGCTGTAAGTAATGTATCAATAACTGATATAACCTTACGACTTTTATCCTGCTCTGTCATTGTCGGCTGAAGAGCCGCTTCAGGTAGTGTAGTTGTATTTGGTGCGTCTGTTGTCGCCATTATCTCCCCTGTCTATTATATTTTTTAAACATTCGTTTCTCTGATTTATTTTTATTCTTCTTATGTACTCTCGGTCTCTTCTTAGGTTTAGGTCTTTCCTCAAATGACTTAAACTTTCGAGCCATTATGGTTTAGTTGGGAACGTAGCATTATTACATTTCTCAACAGTGTCCTTACCCTCAGGCAGGTCTCTTAACTCCTGTCTGTATGTTCTCATGTCATCCGACATAGTAACATCAGATAACGCATAAAAGTCAGTCTCAGCTAATAGTTGATTTCTTCTAGATCTAAGATTAGCCTGTGCTCTTCCTAAAGCACCAGCTTCCCAAGCAGCCTCTTCGGCATCTCTAGCAGCCTCTTCCTCAGCTGTAAACTGTACCCTCTCACCATTTATATTATGATATCTTGGCATTGTTTCTCCTTATTATTATTAATTAATTCCGTAAAGGCAAATATCCCCAGCGTCTATGTTGCCTGAACTCATTTTAAATTGTATAGCATCTATTGCACTTGTAGTATTTGCATATCCAGCATCATATACATTTTTTGTAGCATTATCATCAGTGCAAGTATTAGCATTAGAAATAAAATGTTTTACAAAAGTTGTGTTAGATGGATCAAATAAATGTAAATGACCACTAACATTTTGATCTGCATCTGAACCAACGCCATCTACTATGTTTGCAAAATCAGTTGATTGTGCCAAATCTTGTCCTGTTGAATAAGATAAACCACCACCACTGCCATCCTCATAGTGCACTCCTCTAAAAAATGTAGTAGTTTTAGTTACATTATAATTAGAACCAGAATCAATGCTAAAATTAACTTGAAATTTAGCATTATCTGTTGCTGGATGCATATTTTTAAAAGTAAATAAGTATTCCTTGTAAGTATCATCAAGAACAACATCACTTGTTCCATCAACAAAAGATAAGGTTGCAGAACTAGAGGCTGTCAACTTTTTAATAAATGTCATAGAACCACTACTAAGACTACCAAATGCGGTTACTGATCTAACTCCTCTATTATTTAATTTTACTATACTCATTAGCTATCCTTTATTCCATAGAGTTTTATTGTACCAGAATCTATATTTCCTGATGACATTTTAAATTGAATAGCATCAATTGCTGAAGTAGTATTGCCATATCCTGCTATAAAAAAATGATTACTTGCTGGAGCAGATTGCATATAATTTAGTTTAATTAAAAAATGTTTTACAAAAGTCGTAGAACTTGGTGAAAATAAAAAAATTTCCCCTGAACCACTTGCATCACCATCTACACTTTGATCTACCATTAAATTTTGAAAACTTGTGCTTTGTGCTAAATCATGTGAAGTAACATAAACAAGTTCTGCACCTGATCCACTTTCATTTTGTGATGATCTAAAAAAACTAGTTGTTTTAGTCACATTATAATTTGAACCAGCATCAGTTGATAAATTAAATGTAAATTCAGAGTTTAAAGTTTGAGCATGAATATTTATAAACTTAAATAAATAAATAGGATATGTGCTATCCAATACTACATCTGAACTTCCATCTACAAAAGATAACGTAGAACTAGAACTGGCAGTTAAAGTTTTAATTAGTGTCATAGCACCAGCAGGAAAACCAGCAGCACTTGTTACACTACTTAAACTATTATTGTTATATTTAACTAACGCCATATAATTTTATTACTCCACTATCTATATTGCCACTATTAAATTTAAACTGCACTGCATCAACTGCACTCGTTGTATTTCCATATCCAGCTACATAAAAATTATTAGTATAGTCATTAAAAGCGTAATATTGAATTGTAGATATAAAATGTTTTACAAAAGTAGTATTACTTGGGTCAAAAAGATGTAAAGTGCCTGAAAGACTTTGGTCATTGTCGCCACCCACACCATTTCCTAAAGTTTGAAATCCAGTTCCTTGTGCTAAGTCCTCTCCAGTATCATATGTTAAATTTGTTGCACTATCTCCTTCATCATGATTAGCTTTAAAAACTGTTGTTGTCTTTGTAACATTATAGTTACTGCCACTATCTGCACTCATATTAAATTGAAAAGTTTTATCATCAGCACTTGGGTGTATATCAAAAAACTTAAATATATATTCTTTATAAGTAGAATCTATTCCACTAGTAAAACTAATAGTAGAACTAGAACTAGCAGTTTGAGTAGAGATAAGATTTAATGATCCACCACCGACACCACTGGGTAGACTCGTGATTGCTGACATGGAGTTGTTGTTGCACA